AGAAATACAGAAGTAGGTCTTAAAGGTACCATACAAGGCATGTCCTTTGAGAAAGATCCTACAAATGGTGTTGGGGGTCCGGTTAAATACTTCTTTCATGAGGAGGCAGGAATTGCTCCTAAGATGGATAAGACATATGAGTATATGAGACCAGCAATGAGATCTGGTTTAATTACTACTGGTTTATTTATTGCCGCAGGATCTGTAGGGGATTTATCTCAGTGTAATCCACTAAGAGATATGATCCTTAATCCTATGTCAAAAGATATATATGCTGTAGAAACTAATCTGATAGATGATAAAGGCACAGAAGGTATGTCAGGTTTGTTTATTCCTGAGCAGTGGTCAATGCCGCCATACATAGATCAGTATGGTAATTCACTTGTAGAAGAATCATTAAAAGCCCTTGATGATCAGTTTGAGAAATGGAAAAAAGAACTAGGTCCTGAAGATTATCAGTTAAGGATATCTCAGCATCCTAGAAATATTAAAGAAGCATTTGATCATAGATCAGTATCTGTGTTTCCTTCTCACTTAGTAGCAGCACAAGAAAGAAGAATAGAAGACAAAGATTATGCTTATGAGTTTTTAGATATATCAGCTGATGCAAATGGAAAGCCTGTAGTTTCTTCTACAAATAAGAGACCTATAATGGAGTTTCCAGTTCCTAAGAAACTAGAAGATAAAACTGGTGTGTTGGTAGTATGGGAAAGACCAATTAAGGATCCTCAATTTAGAGATTACTATGCATCTATTGACCCCGTGTCTGAGGGAAAGACAACTACCTCAGAATCACTATGTTCCATATATATAATGAAAGCTCCGGTTCAAGTAAGTAAAGTCACAGGTACAGAAACAGAAACATATATAGAACAGGATAAAATAGTTGCTGCATGGTGTGGTAGGTTTGATGATATAAACAAAACCCACCAGAGACTAGAATTAATAATAGAGTGGTATAATGCATGGACAGTAATAGAGAATAACATCTCACTCTTCATACAGTATATGATATCTAAGAAGAAACAAAGATACTTAGTACCTAAGAGTCAGATTATGTTCTTAAAAGATCTTGGTTCTAATGCTAATGTATTCCAGGAATATGGTTGGAAGAATACAGGGACACTCTTTAAGGCACATTTACTTAGTTATGCTATTGAATATACCAGAGAGGAATTAGATGTAGAAACAAAACCTGATGGTACAATTGTACGTACAAAGTATGGCATTGAGAGAATTCCTGATCCTATGCTTCTCAAAGAAATGAGAGAATATGCAGATGGAGTCAATGTGGATAGACTAGTTTCCTTCTGTGCACTGGTAGCATTTATGAGAATACAGCAAGCAAATACAGGCTATGGTAAAAGAGTTATCATGGATGATGCAGCCAAAAACTTGCAAAAGTCAGAAAATTTGTTTAAATTAAACAGTAGTCCATTTAGACATGTGGGAAAAACACATTATGATAGAGGACAAGGAGTTAAAAGATCTCCATTTAAAAATATAAAGTAAGATACTATGCAAATAATAAACGCATTACAAGCTAAGGCTGGAGCAAAGACTCAAAGTAATAGGATGGGTACAATTACCCAACCATTACAGTTTCTTCCTAAAAAAGAAAAAGATGATGAGTGGGCTGCTTGGAACTTAGATTGGCATGAATGGCAAGGACTTAAACAGATCCGTAGAAATGCCCGTAGGTTAATGAAGAATTACAAACTTGCAAAAGGTGTAATAGATAAGTCTGATTATATAGTTGAAGAGAATAATGACTATAGAGAAATAGTTGAAGTACTTACAAAGGAAGATACATCTGCTTTAGAATTAAAGTTCTATCCTATCATACCAAATGTTATTAATGTTCTAGTAGCTGAATTTGCTAAAAGGTCAAGTAAAGTGACATACCGGGCAATGGATGAATTGTCTTACAATGAGATGATGGAGCAAAAGCGTAAGATGGTAGAAGAGACTTTGCTTTCTGATGCTCAAATGAAGATACAAGCAGCATTAGTTGAACAAGGTATGGATCCTGAGTCTGAAGAGTTTCAACAAGAGATGAGTCCTGATAAACTTAAAACACTTCCTGAGATAGAAATGTTCTTCCGTAAGGATTATAAATCTATGGTAGAAGAATGGGCAACTCACCAACACAAAGTAGATGTAGAAAGATTCTGCATGGATGAGTTAGAAGAAAGAGGTTTCAGAGACATGTTGATTACAGATAGAGAGTTCTGGCATTTCCGTATGATGGAAGATGATTATGAAGTAGAGTTATGGAATCCTGCTATTACATTTTATCATAAGTCACCGGATGCAAGATATATATCACAATCTAACTGGGTAGGTAAAACAGATATGATGACTCCTTCTGATGTTATTGATAGATATGGATACATACTAACAACAGAACAATTAGAGGCATTAGAGGCAGTGTATCCTATCAGATCTGCTGGTTATAATGTGGGTGGTATGCAAAATGATGGTTCATTCTATGATGGAACTAAATCTCATGAATGGAATACCAATATGCCATCACTAGCTTACCGTCAATATACCACAGGTATGAATGGTACAGTACTAGAGGGTGGTGATATTATAGCTCAAATACTTTCTGAAGGAGAGGATTATGTTGATCAAGGTACTGCTTACTTATTAAGGGTCTCTACTGTATATTGGAAATCTCAACGTAAAGTTGGTCACTTAACTAAAGTAACAGATAATGGTGAAGTACTTAATGAAGTTATAACAGAGAGCTATAAGATTACTGATAAACCTATTTATGATACTAGACTATTTAAAAACAAATCAAAAGATAATTTAGTATTTGGAGAACATATAGACTGGATCTGGATAAATGAAGTATGGGGTGGTGTAAAAATTGGACCAAATATTCCTTCTTTTTGGGGTATGAATAACCCTGGTGGATTTGCTCCTATCTATGTAGGTATAGATAAAAATAAAATTGGACCATTAAGATTCCAGTTTAAAGGTGACAATACATTATATGGTAGCAAGCTTCCTGTAGAAGGAGCTGTATTCTCAGATAGAAACACTAAGTCTACTGCACTTATTGATTTAATGAAGCCATACCAGATTGGGTATAATATTGTTAATAATCAAATAGCTGATATCTTAGTAGATGAGCTAGGTACTATTATCATGCTTGACCAGAATACTTTACCAAGACACTCATTAGGAGAAGACTGGGGGAAAGGTAATTTGGCTAAAGCTTATGTAGCAATGAAGAATTTTGGGATGCTACCTTTAGATACCTCAATAACTAATACAGAGAATGCACTGAATTTTAACCATTTCCAAAAACTTGACCTATCTCAAACAGAAAGGCTAATGACAAGGATACAGTTGGCTAATCACTTTAAGCAACAAGCTTATGAGGTAATAGGTGTCAATCCACAAAGGATGGGACAACAAATAGCACAAATGACAGCAACAGGTGTAGAACAAGCTACTGCTTCTTCATATGCACAAACAGAAGTATTCTTTATCCAACATTGTGATTACTTAATGCCTAGAGTACATCAGATGAGAACTGACTTAGCTCAGTACTATCATTCTACAAAACCATCTTCAAGGTTGACTTATATAACATCTGCAGATGAGAAAGTTAACTTCCAGATAAATGGTACTGATTTGCTAATGAGAGATCTTAATATTTTTGTAAGTACTAATGCAAACCATAGAGCTATTCTTGAACAGCTTAAGCAAATGGCTATGCAGAATAATACTACAGGAGCCTCTATATTTGACTTAGGTAAAATTGTTCAGTCAGATTCAATAGGACAGCTTAACACTGTACTCAAAGATTCTGAAATGAAACAACAAAAAGCTAAGGAGCAAGAACTGCAGTCTCAACAACAAATGCAAGAACAACAACTTCAACAACAACAAGAAGTTGAAAAAATGAAGATTGATGCTGTTGCTGCTGAAAATGAGAAAAATAGACAGAGAGATATATTGGTTGCTGAAATTAGAGCTGCTGGTTATGGATCTTCTGTAGATATTAATCAAAATCAACAATCTGACTTTGCAGACCAAATGGGAGAGATAAGAAAATCTGAAGAATATCAAGCACAGATTAATTTACAAACTCAGAAAGATGGCAACAGAATGACTATTGATAGAGATAAAAATAACATTGAAAGAGAGAAACTACAAGTTCAAAAGGAGATAGCTGATAAGCAATTAGAGATAGCTAGAACCAATAGAAACAAGTTTGATCAAAAAGGTTCTAAAGAAAAGAAATAGTACTTAGCCATATAATGCTAATTTTTTATTTAGCACCTTTTAAATTTTTCAAGTTTATTTTGTATATTAAAGTATAATAAAAAACCAACAACAAAATGAGTGAAGAAACAAAAGACCTTAATGAGGTCAATGACTCTACAACGGTAGGGCAGGTAGATGTAAATATTGATGAGCTCTTTGGAATACCTGGTGCGGAAAGTGTAATGCTTCCTTCAGATGGTAAAGAAGAAGAAAAACCAAAGTCTATGTTCTCTAGTGAGAATATAGATACTACGTTCCTTGACAACAAACCTGCTAGTCCTTCTGAAAAACAGGAAGCAGCTGAAAAGAAAGCAGAAGTTGAAGAAACTATTGCTGAGCTAGATGGCTTAATCTCTCAAGAAGAGGATGCCGGAAACAAAGGAAGACCTAAAGTAGATAAGTCAGGTCTTTATGAGTTAGCTAGCAAAATGATTGAAGATGGTGAACTGATGGGTTTTGATGATGGAAAGCCTTTAGAGGAATACACCACAAAAGACTTCAGAGAATTATTTGAAGCTAACTTTAATGAAAGAGAAGCTAAGATAAGAAAAGACACACCAAAAGAATTTTTTAAGTCTCTTCCAGAAGAACTTCAAATTGCAGCTAAGTATGTAGCTGATGGTGGACAAGATCTTAAAGGATTATTTAGAACACTTGCTCATGTAGAAGAAATGTTTGAATTAGATCCTGATAATGAGAATGATCAAGCTGAGATTGCAAGACAGTATCTATTTGCAACAAACTTTGGAACAGAAGAAGAAATTGAATCTGAAATCCAAGATTGGGCTGACATGGATAAGTTAGGACAAAAAGCTAACCAGTTCAAGCCTAAGTTAGATAGAATGCAAGAAGAGATTGTAGCAAGACAATTAGCAGCACAAGAGCAAAAGAAAAGCCAGCAAGAAAGTGCGGCAAAAGCATATACAGAGAATGTGTATAATACATTAGCAGTAGGTGATATTGGTGGTGTTAAGCTAGACAGAAAGACACAAAGCATGTTGTACTCTGGATTAGTTCAACCAAGCTATAGTTCAATCTCTGGTAAACAAACAAATTTACTTGGACACTTATTAGAAAAGTATCAGTTTGTAGAACCAAGACATGATCTTATTGCTGAGGCTCTATGGTTACTTGCAGATCCAGATGGTTATAAATCTAAGATTAAAGACCAAGGTGGTAAAGCAGCTATAGAAAAAACAGTAAGACAATTAAAAACAGAAGAGGGTAGAAAACTTACTTCATCTAACGTAAGTGAAGATAGAGAAGAAAGAAGAACACCATCTAGACAAACAACACAAAACACTGTCTCAAGACCAAGTAACTTGTTCAAGAGATTTTAATTAGTAACAAATAAACAAATATAAAAATGGCAACTCCAGTTTTAAACAATGGTATATTCCTCCGGGATACATCGTATCAAGCTAGTTCCCATGTGGATTCTTACCACTTGGTGAACATGCTGAAAGATTCTGAACCTATGGATTTAGGTCCAGTAGACTTATGGGCTATGGCTCAGAAAGTTGAAATGCCACTTTACCAAATGTCAAGTTTTGGTGGTAAAAATGTTATCATGGTTGATAATGCTCGTGGTGAGTACAGATGGCAGACTCCAGTGTCTGTTGATCTACCTTACATACTTGAGGATATTGAGCCAGATAATACATTCAAAGGCCTTGAAGGATCAACATTCCGTATCAAGTTAAACCGTAGAGAATTTGGACATGGTGATATTATCACTTATGACAAATACAATGGTGTTGAGATGTACATTACTGCAGAAGATATTCTTCCTTTAGGTGATGCATTTATCTACACCGTTCAATTAGTGAACAATGATAACTACAAATACTTAGATAATAAGTACCTGGCTAATGGTACTAAAGTTTTCCGTAAAGGTTCTGCCCGTGGAGAATATGGTGAGAGATTCTCTGACATCACAACAAGAACAGGATTCCGTGAATTCTATAACTTTGTTGGTGGTGCTGAAGCTCACGTACATTATTCAGTATCTTCTAGAGCTGACTTGATGATCAAAGGTGGAATGAATGCAGATGGTACAGTTCCTGTAACTGAGATCTGGAGAACATTTGACAAAAATGTTGATCCTTCAGTTACATCTT